TCAGATCGCGTCGGGGATCGCCAATTCGGCAAAATGGGCGATCAGGCGGATCGTGCCGCCTGCGAAATCGCCGCCTGCCGCGCTGATCTCCAATGCCGTCGGCGACCAGTAGACCAGCGGCGCCGAGGGGCCGTTGACCCAGGTGTTCAACGCAAGGCCAAGCCCGTTGCCATAGCGCTGCGTGTCCCCCGAAATGCCCAGATCCCACGCCGTGGCGGTGCCGGTGATCGCATCGGTCACACGTCCGGTGACCCCAAACGCGATCGAGCGCGACGGGAACAGGATTGGCGAGGTCACGCTTGGCCCCGCGGTCAGGTCCACGTCGACCTCGACACTGCGCAGGGCCATGGATGCCCCCCCCGGGGTCAGCGTGGCCGCGCCCGCGCGCCAAAAGCTGCCATCCCAGATCGCGGTCACGCCCTGATCGAGGATCATCGCCCGCCAACCGCGTTTCGGCGCCACAAATACCCAGCCTCCATTAAGGGAGATCGCCAGATTGCCATCTTGCCCGGACCACGCGTTGGTGGCCCCGATCGGCACCGCGTAAACCTCGCCCTCGGGCGCGGCGACGGGCGGCGCGGTCAGGCTGGCGGAGACGAGGCAAAGCTGCGCCAAACCGTCTATCCGGCTAAGCGCCTCGTTCACGGTCACATGTTTTTGCGCCTGTGCCGGGGCCAGCAGTGGCAGGGACAATACCGGAGTGTCAGCCATTTATCTCGATCCTTGCAAAAGGCCCGGGCCCGAACCGTTCGGACACCTGGGCAACGTTGATCTGGAACGGCGGCAAGGCGCCATCGGCCGCGCGCATCGCGGCAGTATAGGTGAAGTGCGGGGTGGCGAGCGTGTCCTCGCGCAGCGTGCCGGACGCATCGGTGATGCGCAGCAGGTAGCGTTCCGATGCCTCGCCGAGGGGCACTTCGAGGCTTTCCCAACTATCCCCATCGATCCGGGTCCGGCGGATCCAGCTGACCGCCAGGTCTCCGGCCAGATCGACGGCGCGCAGATGGGCCGGGCGATAGGGCCTGAGCCCGACGCCCGCGAACGCCGCGACCCGTTCGACATAGCTTGCGTCGTCGACGCTGCGCCGGGCGGGCCCGATGCGCCAGTAGCGCGCAAGGTTCCGGGCCGAAAGTGGCAGGTCCACCTGCTGCGGCGCCCCGTTCAGAAGCACGAACAGGCTACCCTCGGGCCAGAGATCGGGCATGATCCCGTCACTGCCTTGCTGTCCGCGCAGGCGCAGGCCGATATCCCACAATCCGTCCCCGACCAGAGTGGCATCGGCGAACTGGATGACCTCCCATTCGCCATCATCGCCCGACCCGATGGCCGCGATATTCGCGCCGTTCAGAACCGCGTTGATCTCGGCGCTCGACAACGTGCCGCTGGCAAGCTGCACGCGCAAAGGGCCGGACCGGTCCCATAGCCCCGGCGCGGCCGCCGCAAGCGGCGTCACCAGATCGCCGGCAATGGCGCCGCGCTCGATCAGGCTGTTGAGGGTGAAACCGTCCGGTGCAGCAGAACTGTAGGCCGCGACCGATCCCGGCCAGGGCCGGGCCGCAACCGCCAGGTGGGGCGCATGCGCGACCTCGTTCCCGGTGATCAGCGGCAGGTCCATGAAGACAGGGCTGACAGGAACCGGCGGCACGAACTCCGCCGTCGGGGCGAACTCCTCGACCTCCTCGGAAGGGTCGCGCACCGATGGCTCGACGCGCACCGCCTCGACCGCGCGCGCCCCGCGATCCTCCACACGGTCGATCCGCCAGGTGGAGCCGTCTTCAAGCGCCACCATGGCCCCTGCCCCCAGACGCCGCTGCGAGGGCGGCAGACTGAAGGTTATGCTGTCACGCGCCACGCGGGCTTCCGCCAGCCATCGCTCGGCGGTGGCCTGCGCCTCGGCCCCGGTCAGGGCAAGCGGCAACGTGCTGCTGCTGACCGCATCCTCGCCGTCGCCGGGGAACACCGCCTCGGCCAGGCGTTCGGAATAGTCTGCTTCGGCGGCGCTGTATGCGACGCGCACACGGCCCGTCATCTCGGCCTCGGACGCGCGGGTTTCGGCGATGCCGCCATTGCCATCTTCGTTGAGTGCCGTGCGCGCAGCCTCGATCACCGCTTCCGGCTCGGCAGGCAGTGGCAGGAAAACCAGATACCCCTCGCGCTCCACCGCCTGAAACCCATAGGCCAGCATCAATGCCTGCAACCGCGACCGGGCGCTTTCGGTTTCGCCGGACACATGGCCGCGCACCAGCCCGTAAAGCCGCGAGACGTCATAGGCGGTCACGCCTGCCGTCTCGCACAATTCCGCCACCACCTGATCCAGCGGCACCGCCTCGATCCTGCCATTGATCCAGTGCCCGCGCGTCCAGTTGGCACCGTCGCTCCAAATGTCGCGCTCGTTCGGGAAGGCCGGCCACGGCCGCGCATCCCATGCCCAGACATGGGCGCGGTCCATGTCCAGCATCGGCGCCGCGTAGACGTCCGAGACCGGGTTATTGGCCGGATCGGACCAGTATTCCATGGTCGCGCGCAGGTATTGCGCCTGGATCAGGTCGTCGCGGCGCCCGTTCGAGTAAAACGGGATCGCACTTTCCGAGCTTTTGGGATCGAGGAACTTGTTGGGCTGGTTGGTGCCCTTGTCGATCGCAGCGCACCCGATCTCGGTGAACCAGATGGGCTTCGATTGCGGCACCCAATCGGTCGTCGCATAGGGCCACGCGATCACCTCGGCACCGAACAAGATCACATCCTCGCCCGGCGTCCCTGCGCCCGGACCGATCTCGATCGTGACATTGCTGGCGACCGACAGGGTGAAGAGCACGCGCACGGTGACGATACCGTTCTCCCCGGTCGTCACCTCAAGATCGCCCGCCTTGCTGAAGGCCGTGCCCGAGATCACCGGCGCGATGACGCCGTCGGACAGGATATCGATATCATCGGTCGCAGCGGCCATGATCCGCGCACGGAACCCGCCCGAACTGCCCGGCTTGATGTGAAAGCGCAGTTCGTAATCGGCATCCGCCTCGCAAAAAACCGGGGTCGGGCTGGCAATCCGTTGCCACGGGTCGGTGCCGCCTGCCACCGCAACCGGGGCCGCATATGTACCGAAACTGCCCGCCTCGGGGCTGACCACCGCCCCAAGCAGCGGCGACCACGCGGCAGGTGTATCGCCCTGAGCCAATTCGGACCGTAAAGCCGGATCGAAACGCTCCGTATGGGCGTTCGACCACCAGTCGCGGATCGCCTTGTACCGAAACACCCAAGGTTCGTTCCGGGCGCCATCGGTGATCGGCACCCGGCGCTGCGCCGCGCGCGCCTCGGCGGTGGGGTAGAACCAGTCATAGCCCTCGCCGCCCTCGATATTGGCCTTGAGGTAGTCGAGGTTGTGGATCACGCCCCAATCGGCATCCGCGTGGTCCGTGCCATCCCGCCAGTCGCTGAGCGGCATGTAGTTGTCGATCGCAACGAAGTCGATCTCGTCATCCGCCCAAAGCGGATCGAGGTGGAAAAACACGTCGCCCGAGCCGTCCTGCGGCTGGTAGCCGAAATATTCCGACCAATCCGCCGCATAGCTGAGCTTGGCGTCCGGCAGCAGCGTCCGCACCTCGGCGGCCAGGGCGCGCAACTGGTCCACGGCCGGAAACCCGGCCCCGTCACGCATCTGCGTCAGGCCGCGCATTTCCGAACCGATGCAGAACGCCTCGACCCCACCCGCCGCCGCGCACAAGGCCGCGCAATGCAGGATGAACCGCGAATAGCTCCATTCGTCGGGGCCGCCATAGGTCACCACACCGGACGAAATAGTGAAATCCGCAGCCGTGGCCGTGCCGAAGAAAGACGCAACAGCCAGCGCATTTGCCGCCGTTTGATCCGGACTCCCCGGCTGACCCGGCGCCAGGTCACCGGTGATGCGCCCACGCCAGGGCAGCGCGGCCTGTTCGGCGCCGCCATAAGGATCGGGCAGGCCGTTGCCAGCCAGAATTTCCATCAGCAGAAACGGGTAGAACAAGACCTCCTGCCCCCCGGCCTTGATCGCCGCAATCGCCTCCATGACCGAACCATCCGCCGGGGTGCCGCCATAGACCGGGCGCCCGTCCAGTTGCGCAAGCTCCTCGGCCTCGGACCGGCCGATCCCACCCGCGCGCCACGGGATTTCCCGCCCATCCCAGGTGGCATCTTCCACCTTTGGCTTCACCGTGCAGGCGCCCGCGCGCAGATCATCGCCGAACCACGAATAGATCAGCGATACCGACTGTGTTTGAGGCGCCACCGCGCGCAACTGCGCCAGCGATTGTGTGAAATCCGTGCCCCCGCCCTCGGCATTGACATTGGCCAGCTTGCTGCGGCCGAACGACAACCGTTGGGTCACAGGCTGCGTGGCCAACGCGTATTCGCCGGTGCCCGGCATCAGCGCTACCGCGCGCACCGCATCGGCCGCGGCAGCGGGAAAATCGCGCTCCGGGGCTGACGCGCGCGTCACCTCGAAGGCAAATTGCGGCACCCGATTGCCATAGGGCGACAGGTCCAGATCCTCGAACACGACATAGGCGATACCGCGATAGGCGGGCACCGAGCCAGCCCCTTCGACCGCCTCCATCAGCGGGTCGGGCAACTGGTCTTCGGTGCCGGTATAGACACGCATGTTGACCGTGCTGCGGTCCAGTTCGATCCCGTCGACCCAGATCCGGCCGACACGGCGGATCTCACCCTCGCACAGCGCCACCGCCAGCGAGATCGCGTAGGAATAGGTGGTTGTCTTGGGTTGCGACGGCGCCCCCTTGCCGCCGCCGCCACCGCTCGCGGTATTCTCGACAAACTGCGTCGCCCAGATCACCTGCCCGCCCAACCGCATCCGGCCGAAAAGCTGCGCCACCGGCGCGCCTTCGCTTGCGGCTGTGACGCGAAACCGCTCGATGCGGCCTCGTTCCACCGGGTCCGACCCGGCCCCGAGCAGCCGCTGGTCGATCACGCGGCCCACGGTCGCCCCTGCGGCGCGCCCGATCACGGCACCCGTAAGGCCCAGAACGGTGCCCGTGCCAAAGCTGCTGCCAACAGCGGCGCCTGCCGCCGACAAGAGGATCGTCGCCATCCGTCACATCCTTTCCGGGAAGGAAAACCGCGCCACCACCCGCCGCGCCCAGGGCGGTGTCAGCGCGCTTTCCACCACGCCACGCCCGGAATAGGCGTGGATAAAGCTGGGGGCCGCGCCGATCTCGGCCTGCACCCCCACATGTTTCGCAACACCGCTGTCCCGCATCCGGAACAACAGCACATCGCCCGGGGCGGCGGCATCGCGCGGCTTGGCCACCAAATGCCGCATCGCCGCCGCCCACAACCGCTCCTCGCCCGCCGGTTCCGACCAATCCATCGTGTAGGCCGGGATGGCCTCTGGTTCTTCCCCGTGCAGGTCGCGCCAGATCCCACGCAGCAGGCCAAGGCAATCGCACCCCGCGCCCTGGCAACTGGCCTGATGGATATACGGTGTCCCCAGCCAGGCGCGGGCAACCTCGACAACCTTGCTCACCGGCGACTCCCCCCGTCGCGCGCCGACACGCGTGACGGGTGTGCCACCTGCCAATCGCTTCCGGGAATATCGGGGAAACCCCGGAAATTCAGAAGGTTGGCAAACTTCAACCGGCAGGTCTCCATGCGCTTGTCACAGCCCGCCGTGATCCGAACCGTATCGCCCACCGCGACCCCGGCGCGCAGTCGGTCCCAGAGTTCCACGCGCCGCAGCGTGCCGTCGACCCGGTCGATCTTGATCGCACCGACCAGCCCCTTGGCCTCACCGTCCAGAACCTCAAGGCGCCCGCGCTCGAACCAGCGCGGCTCGAACGGGTCGAGCCCGTCAAAGGTGAACACGCGCGCGTCTTGCACCGCCGCCACGGCACCTACGGCAAAATACCCCGCCTGCGACAGGTCGAACCGGCATTCCCCATCGCCCAGAACCGCCGAACACGCGCGCTGATAGACGCGGCCCGTCGGCGTATTCATTGCCTCGGCCAGCCCCCGCAATTCCGCGGTGAACGCCCCGTTCGCCCGGGTCAACTCACCGAGGGAGCCGCGAAACTGCAAGACCCGGTTCTCGGGCGCCGCCCATTGCACCAGCCACGCCTCGACTTGCGCGCCATCAAACCGGCCCGCCGCGATATCGGCCTCGGTCATCGCCGCATCGCTCAGCGCGCCGACGGCCTCGGTGTTGTCAACCGACAAGCCCGTGGTCTGGGTCAGGGCCGCCGCAGACAGGCCGGTTTCGGGGCGAAACTCCACCCCGTCGAAAGCCAGCATTCGATCATGGTCGGTAAAGCCGAAAACCACCCCGTCGCGGCGTGTCACCTTCCAGCAGCGCGCAACGCCGGTTATGCCTTCGCCCAGATGGGCGCCCAATCCCGCCGCGCCGCTCATATCCGGATCTCCACTACCGGAACCGTCGGAATTTCCCCGGCCTGGAAATTCGCCACGCTGGTCACGATCACATCGGTGTCAAACCGCACCGGCACGTCGAACTCGAACCCGGCGGTGATGTTCGTGCCCGGATCGGGCGCATCGGCAAAGGTGATCTCTCCTCGGGTCAGATCCACCTCGAAATCCTGGCTCAACACCTGCTCATCGCCCGCGACGCCGACAAGGACGGTGCCCGCCACGGGCTTGCGGATCTCGCGGGTGTAGCTGAACTCGCCCGAGCGATAGGTCTTGGACAGGGTGAACACGGTGGTCTCGCCATCGCCAATACCGATCACCTGGTCGTTGAAGCCAGGCTCCTGCGACGGAGCGCAGCTTTTGTAGTCGGACCAGTCTTTCCAGCGGAACCCGTAAAGCTGCCCGCGGCGGGCCTCGAAAAAGGCAATCAGTGTCGCGATATCGTCGAGCGAGCGCATGCCAACCCCCGCATCATAGCGGCGGCGCGACTGGGCCCAGGGCGTATTGCGCTCCTCGAACCCGTTGCTCAGCGTCACCACCTCGGTGCGCCGCTCCGGCCCGCCCGACGAGCCGAAGCTCAGATTGGCGGGAAAGCGTATGTCGTGAAATCCCATCGGCCTGTCCCCTTCAGCGGTTGCGTTGGCCACGGGCAAGCGCACGGCTCACCTGTGCCGCGATCTGGCTCTGGCTGCGCTGGAAGCCCTGCACATCCGGCGTCGAGATATTCATGGTGATCTGCACCGGCGCCGCCCCGCCTGAAGCCACAACGCCCAAACGCCCATCGGCGCCCCGCGTCAGCGGCATGATCGCCTCCGGCCCGGCCTCACCCATCAGGCCCATGCCACCGCGCATCGGAAAGCTGGTCGGGCCCTGCACCACGCCGCCACGGGCGAAAGGCGTCACCCGGCCCTGGCTGAACGCGCCGCCTTTCTCGAACGGCAGCAGTCCGCTGACCAACCCGTTGACCCCACTGGCAATCGCGCCGCCAAGGGCATTCTGAACCGGCCGCATCGCGGTGCTATACGCGGCATCAACCATGCTGCGTGCCACGGTTCGAAGCGCGTCCGACAGGCGCATCCCGTCAAACACGACACCGTCGAAGGCGCGCCGCAAGCCGCCCCCGATGGATCGGCTCATGCCCTGCACCTCACGGCCCGTGTAAACCATGGTCTGCTGCATGCCCCGCAGTTCCGACTGGAAGGCGGTGGCCATGCTCGTTGCGCCCGAAAGGCTGGTTTCCAACTGTGACAGCTGGTCCTCCAACGCTTCGATTCCGTCCTCATATCCGGCCATTGCCGCCTCCTTCCAAGGTCACATCGGGAAACCGGGCGGCCAGCGCCTCCAGCCGGTCGCGCCCCATAGGGGCCGGACCGGCACTGTCTCCCAGCATCATCAACAGTTCCGCAGGCGTCAGCGCCCAGAAGGCATCGGGGGTCAGGCCAAGCCCCTGCATCCCCGCACGCATCAGCGCGGGCCAGTCAAAGCCCCCTGCATCGCAGCTCATTCCGGCACCCGGAAGGCCAGCGCCAGAAGCCGCGCGGCCACCCGCGCGGCCTCCATCGGCCCACCCTCGATCTCGGCGCTGAGAAGATCCGGCAAGTCCCCGCTCCAACCGCCCCCGCGCAGCCCCGCACAGACCAGCATCAGCACGTCACGCGCGCGCAGAGTGTCGCCCTCGAACCGCGCCACAAGCGCCGACAGGCTGTCCGCCTCAAGCCGCGCTTCCAACTCGGCAAGCGCCCCGAGGGTCAGCTTCAGCCGGTGCCGCGTGCCGTCCAGCACCAACGCCACCTCGCCTGCATAGGGGTTCGCCATGGCTCAAAGCGCCGTGAAGGTCAGTTCACCCGCCGAGGCCATCGACATCTCGTAGGTCGCCTCGCCATCATGGGTGCCCGCATACTCGATCGCGGTGATCATGAAGGGCCCCTCGACGGTGCCGAAATCCGGGATGATGACCTGGAAATCCGGCGTTTGGCCGTCGAAAAAGATCTGCCGCGCGCGCTCGTCCGTGGCCGCGTCGCGAAAGACACCCGACCCCGAAATCGCCGCCGATTTCACACCGGCGCCACCAAGCAGTTCACGCCAACCGCCCGTCGATTCAAGGCTGGTGACATCCACCGTTTCCGCGTTGAAGCTCAGCCGTGAGGCGCGCAGGCCCGCCACCGTCTGGAACACGCTGTTGCCGTCCATGTCGACCTTGATCAAAAGGTCTTTTCCATTCTGAGCAGCCATGGCTCTCTCCAATATTGTCCGTAAGTTACGAGGCTTTCTTCATGTGATGCTTCAGCCAGGTCCGTCATCGACACGCGCGCGAAACCAGACCTCGACCTCGCGCCGTGTGTCGACGATGCGGGCCCGCGCCCGCACGAACCACAAGCCGACAAGCCGCCCCCGACTGAGGGTCAGATCGGCATCCACCAAAGCGTCCGAAACCGCCGCCGCCAGCGCCTTTGCGCCGGTGAACCCAGCCGTGTCGCTGACCACGGTCACCGGAAATTCGTGCAGCGCACCGTTGCCGGTCTGATCCGAACGGTCACGCGCGAGCTCCGGCCCGAGGCTGACATACAGGCTCGGGACAGGCCCCGAGGGCAGCGCGTCATAGATCGCACCGCCCGACAGGCTGTTGACAGGGCCATTGGCCACAAGGGCGCCATAGACGGCCTGCTGCAGTGCGTCTGACATTCCATAGCTCATGCGCCCACCTCCTCGACCGCGAAACAGGTCAGGTATCGGTTCGCCGGGGTCGCCTCGGTCACCGCTTCGATGTCGTAGATGCGCGTGCCGTCGCGAAACCGCATGCCGACTGCCGGACGTGACGGCGCCCCCTGCGGCGCGGCGCGCACGGTGATCGTCAACTGCAACCGCGACGCGGTATCGACCTCGCGCCCGGCGCCGCGGGCTTTCACTTCGGCCCAGATCTCGCCCAATGGCACCCAGGTTTCATCAAAACCGCCACCGCCATCGGGCACGCGCTGCGAGGCCTCGACCAGCAGCTTTCGGGTCAGCATGGGCCGGGTCATGACGCTGCCCCGCGCAAGCGCAACGCCCGGTGCGGTTCCAACAGGACCGAAGCCGAGAACGGAATGCCCATCTCCGGGTCCATGTTCTGGCCCCAGTATTCGCCTGCAAGGATCAACATCGCCTGCTGCAGATCGGCGGGAATGCCCGCCCATTCGGCGGCGAACCCGGCGGTGAACTCTACCTCGATCGTGCCCCGCTGCCCCGGTGTCGGCAGCTTGCTGCCTGTGGCCACGATGGCCGGGCGGTGTTGATCCGCCCGCAAGGTGTAAAGTTCGGTCGCCAGCAGCGTTTCCGCCCCGGCACGGCTAACCAGCGTAATGCTGTCGATGGCGCGCACCGGTGCGATGGGCAGGACATGCGCGTCCTCCTTGTGCCAATGCACCAGCGTCAACGCAAAGCGGCGCTCGAACAGCGCCTTGCCGATCCGGGCTTCGATTGCCGAGGCCGCGGCGCGCAGGCAGCTTTCCAGCTGCGAATCCTGGCTGCCATCATCGGCAAAACCGCGCGCAAGGCGCAGGTGATCCGCCAGATCGGACACCGGAAGGACCGCACTGGGAACCGAGGTCAACTCGACCATCATCATTGTTCTGTCTCCAGGGAATTGCCTGTATAATCAATTAGGTGGGGCGATACCGCGCCCGCGCTGCCCGGGCGGAGAAACGCGCAGCTGGAAGGCGGGTCGGCATCGGCCCCGCCCGCCCCGACACCCCCATCGGCGCCGGAGCGGGATCTGTCACGAACCGTCTTGCGCTTAGCTGATGCCGAACTTCAGCAGCTTGATCGCGGCATAGTCAGACACGTCGCCACCGACGCGCTTGGTGGCATAGAACAGGACATGCGGCTTGGCGCTGAACGGGTCTCGCAGAACGCGCAGGTCCGGGCGTTCGGCAATCGTGTAGCCGGCGCCGAAGTCACCGAACGCGATTGCGAAAGCGTCGGCGGCGATGTCGGGCATATCTTCGGCGATCAGCACCGGATAGCCCATCAGGCGCGCGGGTTCACCCGCGGCCAGACCGTCGGACCACAGGAAGCGGCCATCGGCATCCTTCATCTTGCGCACCGCACCGGCGGTCTTGGAGTTCATCACGAACGTGCCGTTGGCGCGGTACTGCGCACCGAGCGCATAGACCAGGTCGACAATGGCGTCGGCCGGGTTGGTGCCATCGAAATCGCCCGCCGTGCCGGTGGCCACATAGCCAAGGTTGCCCCAGCTCCACGATGCATTGTCGACCGGGGCGCCACTCAGAAGACCGGTCGGCTTGTTGACACCATTGCCGTTGATGAACGCATCCGCCTCGGCGCGGGCGAACTTGTCGGCAATACGGCCAGCCAGCCAGCCCTCGACATCGAAGGCGCTGTCATCCAGCAGACGCTGCGAGGCTTTCGGCAGCGCCGAAAGCTCGTAAAGCGGGATCGAGATGCGCTCGATCTGCGGTGCGTCGGTTTCCGAAGCCGGGGTCGCCTCATCGGCCCAACCGGCCCCGGTGTCGGTGGTGTCGATAAGCACGTCGAAGGAGGTGGCATCGACGGTCACGACATTCGCAATCGCCCGCAGCGAGGACGCCCCGCGAAGGGTCGACATGATCATCTCCGAGGTCTGCGGGTCGACGAGATAGCCGCCCTCGGCATTGACGGCCGTGTTGAGGCCTTTCTGCTCGATCTCGAGGCCGCGCAGGCCGTCGTCGTCGCCGCAACGCAGATAGGCGGCCATCGCCTTCTTGTGGGGTGCGCCCTCGTCGGTCTTGGCCGACAGGGTCGGGCGTGCGTGGGTCATGGTTTTCGTGGTCAGCATGGCAATCCGCTCTTCCTGCTTTTGAAGTTTCACCTGAACGTCGTATTGAAATTCATTGAATTCGCTGATGAAACCGGACATCGCCGATTTCACCTCATGCATAGGGCTCGGGGCCGCCGGCCCAGATTGGGTGTCGGTCATCTGCATCACCTTTTTCGGGTTCGTGACTGGGTCAGCGGGGCTCACGCGCCGCCAGCTTGCGGCGCGCATCGTCGAAGACGCGGGCCAGGTCTGCGAGGTCGTCAGATTTGGCCTCTGTTGCCGCCTCCGCACTCACTCGCGCTTGCGGAAGCATCGGGAAGGTCACCAAGGAAACTTCCCAAAGCTCCACTTCCGACAGGAGCCGCTGCCCCTGATCGTTCTTCGTGGCCCGCACCGTCTTGTAACCGATGCTCAAGCCATCGATCGCGCCCGCCTCGATCAACGCCGCGGCCTCACGGGCGCGCGAAACGCTGTCAAGCAGGCGGCCTTTCACATACAGACCGCGCCCATCCTCGCGAACCTCGTCCCAGATGCCGATGGGTTCGGACGGGTCATGCTGCCACAGCATCTTCACGTTGCGGCCAGCCGTTTCCATCGACGTCAGACTGCGGGCATAGGCCCCTTTCTCGACGATATCACCGCCCTGGTCCGGCGCGCCGAACAGGCTGGCATAGCCTTCGATCCGCAAGCCTTGAACCACGGTCAGCGCGCTGTCGAAGCGGCAGAACTTGGTCTCAAGGCCAGTGTCCAAAAATGGCGTCATATCAAACTCCTATCCGCCTGTATTCATCTGGATTAGCTCGTTGACGCCTTGCGCCAGAATCACGCTGACCACACCGAACACCGCCACCCACAGGCGCCGCTCTAGGCGGGCAATCGCGCCCTCGATCCCTTCAAGCCGGAAGGTCAGCGCCTGCCAGCGCTCTTCCAGCACCCGTTCATTGGCTTCGATCCGGGCATTTGCCGCGTCGAACGGGGCATAGAGGTACCGCGAGCCACCCGTGCCCTCGCGCCCGCTCATGTGCCCTCCGGCCGCTCCGGCAGGCCCAGCATCCGGCGCTTCTCACCCTCGGTCAGGAACTCCGCCTCGGCGATCCGGCGCCACTGCGCCTCGCGCTCGGTGGCCAGCGCCGGAACCTGGTCGAGGTCGGGCTTCAACTCGATCACCTCGCCCATCAGCCCTGACATCCAATGCGCCAGCGAGGCCAGCACCTTGGCCGCCATCGGCAGCACCGTCAGACGAAAGAACGCCCGGTTCGCCTCCGCGTAGTTGGCATAGGTCGCGTCACCCGGAATCCCCAGCAGCATCGGCGGCACCCCGAAAGCCAGCGCAATGTCCCGCGCCGCGCTTTCCTTGGTTTTCTGAAACTCCATGTCGGATGGGCTGAACCCGATTTGTTTCCAGTCGAGCCCCCCTTCCAGCAGCATTGGCCGCCCGGCATTGCGCGCGCCCTGGTGATGGGTTTCCAACTCGGCCTGCAGACGCTCGAACTGGTCTTGCGTCATCGTCCCGCTGCCATCGACGCCGCGATAGACGATCGCACCCGACGGCCGCGCCGCGTTATCCAGCAGCGACTTCGCCCAGCGCGCGGCCGAGTTATGCACGTCGATCGCCGTTGCCGCCGCCTGGATCGGCGCCAACCCATAGTGGTCATCCTGCGGATGAAACGCCTTGATATGGCAGATCACCTCCGGGTCGTAGCGGTGCTTTTTGGCCCCCACCGTGTAGTCATACGCCATCGGCCAGCCATCGGCGCCGGGCACTAGGCTCATCCGGTCCGACCGCAGCACATGCAGTTCAACCGGTGTGGTCGGCTCCGGCATCACCGCCTCGACATAGATATTCCCCGACAGCAGCAACTGCGCGTAGGCCGCCTCCAGCAGGTCCGCGCGCCCTTGCGCCATGTTCGGCCGGTTCAACAGCGTCAGAACCGGATGCACGTC